TAATTTCAAGAGGCTTGAACAGAAAAATTTAATCCCTATCTGTACTCAGCAAATTTGATTTTTCAAATCAATTCTTTATGGAGTTTCTATGTCTGAAAATTCTAATAATGATCCTGTGGGTTTTCATGTTGGGCCTTCTAATATTCGCAGGCTAAGTAAGTGGCGCAATCGTCATAAGAAGGCAGCGCAGCACAGGATCAATCATGTTGAAAGAGCTAATAAGAATAGAGGTTCTTTGAAGCGCGGGGGTAAGTAATATGATTACTTTAACTGTAAGTGGTTCAGGTATACTTGCTTTAGTTTTATGTGTTGTTTTACTTTGTGCTACTTCTATGTGGAATGTATGGAATATTGTGAGACATAAATAAATGCAAGTAACTCATATCCCGAAGCGAAATGATCCTGCTCATAAAACTAGAATAGAGTCCATTTTTAATAGAACTTATGATATTATTACTACAGAAGATAAGTTTATTCTAGAATTAACTAAAGAGGAAATGGGTGTTTTAGCATTACTTTTACAAGAATTTTATAGTACTTCTAGCGGCATATTACAATCTGTCATTCCTGCACCTAGAGTTAATGCTAATAACATGACCAATAAATTTACTATTAATATGTATAACAAACTTTTAAGGGTTTTGGAGAGCGCAGGATATAATTACACAGATTTAGGGAATGCTGATATTGCGCCTCGCGGAAGTATTTTACATAAAGAGAATGATGACGACGAAATCTCTCTTTAGCTGGATTACTTCCTTGGCAATTGGAAGTACTTAAAGGTACATACAAATATAATAAGCGCCCTTAGTTTAATGGTAAAACCCTGGCCTTATAAGCCGGCAGCGAAAGCTATTCACTAGATTGGTGAGTGATGTAGGTTCAAGTCCTACAGGGCGTACCATTTTATGCTTATCTTTGTAAAGATTGATGTTTGTATTTAGATATGATAATATATTCCCATTAGTAGGGAGTATGTTATTCTTATGAAAGAATATAAATCAAAAACAAATACAGAGTTTTATGTAGGAAAATCATGCAAGTATGGTCATGATGGACTTAGGTACACAAAGACAAGATGTTGTGTGCAATGTTTAAGAGAATATAATAAAAATAATTATGTCGTCAAAAGAAAATATATTAAAAATACTGAAATAGAAAAACAAAAACGAAAGCAATATTTAAAAAATGAATATGTCATAAAATATAGACATGAATGGTATCTGAAAAGAAAAAATAATTTAAGAAAATATTTTGTAGATATAACTAGAGGCAGAGCCAAAAATAGAAATTTAGAACACTCCATTACGGAAATGGACATAATAATTCCAGAAGTGTGTCCTGTGTTCGGTATTCCGTTAAAAAGTTATATAGGTACAAAAGTAAATCATCCTCCAGATGATGCTATGTCCATAGACAGAATAGATAGTACGAAAGGATACGTTCCTGGAAATGTTCAAATTCTCTCAATGAAAGCTAATAGATTAAAAAATAATATGTCTTTTTCTGACATACAAAAATTGTATGCTTGGGCAAAAATCAATCTTAAGGATTTATAATGATTGTAACTTCAGATACTAGAGAAATGGAATTGTCAGAAGGCTTAAATTCTGTCGGTTTTAAAATTGACGGAAATAATGCTAAAGCATTCGATCTGCTAAGTTCGGCGCTCTATAAGGATAAGCCATTAGCGGTTATTCGGGAATTGTCCTGCAATGCTTATGACGCTCATATTGCGGCGGGTAAGAAGGATGTGCCGATTTGGGTACATCTCCCCACGCCATTAGAGCCGTTTCTAAGCGTTCGGGATGAAGGCGTGGGGCTTTCCCATGATGACGTGATGAACCTCTACAGCACTTATTTCGCCAGCACTAAGTCTAGCTCTAATGACTTTGTGGGGGCGTTTGGATTAGGCTCTAAGAGCCCGTTCAGCTATGTGGATAGCTTTACTGTTACGTCTATCTACAACGGTGAGAAGCGTATTTATACTGCATTCAAGAATGATAAGGGAGTGCCTAGTATCACTTGTATGCATATTGAGACTACGAATGCTGTAAATGGTGTCGAGATTAATGTTCCAGTAAAGAATGAGGACGTTAATCTATTCGTTAGAACTGCAGCTAAGTTTTATGCTACATTTACGCCGTTTCCTACTGTTACGGGCAATTCAAGTAGCCATTATGCTAAGCCTTTAACTCTTATTGATACTGTTGATAATGTCGCTGTGTATGCTTTTAACTCGGATATTGGAGAGGTTAGTATTCGACAGGGTAACGTTGTTTATCCTCTTAATTTGGGGATGATTAATACTCCTCTTAGAAGTAAGTATGGGCATTATACAGAATGGTCTACTATTATTGATGTTCCTATCGGTAGCATTGAAGTTACTGCTGGTAGAGAGGAAATTTCTTACAGTAAGCCTGTAATTGCATTTCTTAATAATTTATATCAAACTACTAAAGAGAAATTTAAGCTTTCTGCGACTAACGAAATTAATTCGTATACAAATCTGTATGATGCTTTGACTAGTTTTAAATCATACAAGATTTCAGGTAATTTTCTATTTGGCACTAATAAAATAGATATTACATATAAGTGTATGCCATTAGAATGGCCCACTATTAAGATTGATAGTTGTCCTGAGTTAGACGCTATTCATCTTATGCAGAAATCTACTGGTAGATATTACGGTGGAGTTAGATCGGCATCTAGATGGGTTAAGGACGATTACTATGCTAACAATGGGTATCTTCATAATTTAGCCAGAGGTTCTAATCCTTCTTCAAGTTCTAAGTACGATACTATAGTATTCGATAGTTCTATTCTGGTTGGACGTAAAGCAAAAGATGGATATGATTATTCATCCCAAACCATTCTTCTTGTAATGGACAAGACATTTACTTGTGATTTTACTTCATTAGTAAATGAAAATGCCTTGGAATTAGGTCCAATTAGAAGAATTGTTGTGTTGTCAGGCACAGACGTAGCTAAGAAGCTTAATGATGCCCTTGAGAAGGAATTAGGAAAGCCTAATCTTCTTAAGTGCGTGCTTTCTAGTTCTCTTAAAGAGCCTGTTGTTGTTCCTGCCGCTAAAGCTCAAAAATCTAAGGGAACTCTTAAAGGCTTTAAGGTCGATGAAGTAGAAGCGTATGTTGCTTCTGGAAATAGTGTCAATTCTATTTCCCGTGATAATTCTCTTTATCGCCCTATTGAATTAGCTAAGGGCGGCTACTACATGAGTGATGTATCCGCCTATTCTAGGCACGGGTATTTATCATTCCCGAATAATGTTGTTGGTGATAGCGGGATTAATAAGACCCTTAAGACTTTGAAGATTGTTGATGATAATAACTCTATCTTTATCTTTCCTAAGTCTTATTACAAAACATTAGATAAGTATTCTTCTATCTGGAAAGATTTAAATACAGAAGTTAAGCCTTTCCTTGATACTTATGTTGCGGATAAGGACTTACTTGATTACGCAAAGAAGACTAGGAAAAGTAAGTATTGTGCTAATAAAGATTTAATGAATACATTAGTTAGTATAACCGCTGCAGGAAAGCTTAAATCAAAATTCGTAAATGCTATTCTTAAGAAGTATGAAAAATTTATTGAGATTGATCCTGCAGACGAGCTTAAAGAGGCAAAAATTAAGTGTTTAGAGTACTTTAATTATCTTCCTGCGGGTATGCAGATGCAATCTGATACTTTTGATGAAGATAATAAAATTATAATTAAATTTCCTTTTGTTAAAGATTATATCAATAATCACTATTATACTCATGCTTTTAAGGAATTAGATGAAGCTGTAAAGTACATTAATGCTATGTCGTATATCGAAGAGAATAACATTCAACTTTAGAAAGGTATCACGAATGTTTCCGTATGTTTTAACTACTGATGCTGTTACTGTTGTTGTTGACGGTAAGGCCCATGTTGTTTATAAATCTAACCAGTATTATGGTGCCCTGATTACAGCCATTAAGAATAAAGATAAGACTGGCATTCTTAATAACGTTTCTCTTGCTGAACAGATCAATAAGTTTGGTAAGGGTAAGGTTACCGTTAGAGATGGCGTTGTGTATTATAATAGCGCTCCCGTCAATAATGCTGTTTCCGAGCATATCATTAAGATGGTCAAGGAAGGCTTTAACGTCGATCCTATGCTTGCCTTCCTGCGCAATCTTATGAATAACCCATCTGAGACTTCTCGCAATGAACTTTATCTGTTCATGCAGAAGGGTAAGATGCCTATCACTCCTGATGGTCATTTCCTTGCCTATAAGCGAGTTCGTAATGATTATACTGATGTTCATTCGGGTAAGTTTGATAATAGTCCTGGTAAGACTGTCGAAATGAAGCGCGAGGATGTTGACACTAATCGTCATAATACTTGCTCTAGGGGTCTTCATTTCTGTTCGGAGGGCTATCTGCCTCACTTTAGCCCTGGCAGCAAGGTTGTACTAGTTAAGGTCAATCCTGCTGATGTTGTTAGCATTCCTTCTGACTATGCTAATGCTAAGGGTCGTACTTGGCGTTATGTTGTTCTGCAGGATGTTACTGATAAGGTTGGCACGTTTACTACCGCTGTTTACCAGGATGAAACTGAGGACAGTGATAATGACCCTGTTGTTGATAATTCTGCTAGCGCAACTGACCGTGCAAAGTTCCATAATGTTCGCGATAAGCATGGTAAGTTTGTGAAGGCTACTAGCAAGCGTAGAGTTAACTAAGTTAAAAGCGGTACTTATTTGCCATCAAGAATAAGCTAAGTAAAGAAGGTTTGGCCCTTCAAGCCGCACTACTTTATAGGATTTAAAATGCGTATTAAGCGTTTTGATTATGTTGCTACTGGTACTGAATTAAATCTTACTAATGATGAAGTTACTATTTTAAGGGCGTTATTACAGGAACATACAGACCAGGTTAATGATGATATTTTAAAAGGTAATCCTTTAGAATACGCATTCTGTAAGAAGCTTCTTAAGCGTCTTCCTGTTACTTAAATGAAAACGCTTAGAATTAGATTAAGAAATTTCCTAGGTGGATTTGGTTTTAAGCCATATCACAATTGGAGAGATAATACAGGACGCTTTATTAAGGGCTCCTGGAGAAGATAATTGAACTTGATGGGCCTTGGTGTAATTGGTAACACGGGGGATTTTGGTTCCTTTGATCTACGTTCGAGCCGTAGAGGCCCATCCATTTTAGTAGAACATATATTTACATAATGTATGTTCTTCTGTATACTACGCTTTATGAGAGCTAGAACAAGTATAATTTGGAAATCTCCTAAAGAGGATTTTATTTCCTTAGTTAAAAATTCTTTTGGTATAGGCCAAATTCTTAAGCACTATGGTTTTGAAAACAAAGGATCTAACCACAATACTGTCAGAAAACGTATAAAGGAATTAGGTGTAGATATTTCTCATTTTAATTCTAGAATACGTAAAAAGGACAGTAAATTTATATTGTCTCTAGAAGACGTATTGATAGAAAATAGTCCATATTCTCGTAGTCATGTCAAATCTAAATTGCTTAAAAATAATGTACTTAAAAACATTTGTTATGAGTGTGGGCAAAAGCCGATGTGGAGAAAGAAAAAATTAGTTCTTGTTTTAGATCATATAAACGGAATATCTAGTGATTATAGATTACAAAATCTAAGACTATTATGTCCAAATTGCAATTCACAAACTAGTACTTTTGCAGGTAGAAATAGACAATGCTAAAGATTAAACAGATTAATATATATCCTGCAGCAGTTAAATACCAAGTGTATTTTGATGATACTAATGGTGAGTTTAATCTGTTTAATAATCTTGATGAAGCTATTGAAGCTTTATGCAAGCACGAGTATGAAGAACTATCTCCTCAACATATTCAAGATGTAGTCACATTTAGCACGTTGTTGTTGCGTACAGGATTTTATCTTGGTAATGATTTTAAGCCTACAGATATGCATAGTCCTAACCCTTTAAGGGTGTACAAACAGGCTATGGAATTAAAAGAAAGGCTTATACAGTATTTTCAAGGTGATCTTAAGTTTCCCCCTGCACGCATGGAACAAGTTAAAGCTACCCTACAGAATATACAAGAGCTATCCCTTAAAGTTGTTAAGAAATAACATTTAGGATTGACTAAATGACGCAAGATAAGCACGGTAAGCATTTTAATATTGAAGGTAAGGTAATTCATCTATATGAAGATGAAGGCATGACGCAGGAACAAATTGCGTTACAGCTACGCATATCTTTAAAACAAGTTGAAAAGATAGTGAGAGAAAATTGTAATTACTATGAGGAATAATTAATATGGAATACAAGTACAATTATGATACGCCTAAGCCAGACAGTGTAACAATAACTTTCACTGCAGAAGAAGCTACGAAATTATATAATTGGCAAAAATATGAATTTCCTAAGTTTGCAGAGGCCGTTTGCGTGCGCTATAATCTTCCAATGAATTATTATACTAATTCTACTGGCCCCGTTACTACAAAATTTATGGAAATTCTTAAGGGTGTTGCGTATTGATTAAGTTAAAACGTGTCTCTGGGCATATTGACCTAGAGATTGGGGATATGGTTGCCCATCTTACGTATGATGATGCTAACAAGTTGGGCAACCATTTAATTCAAATCTCTAGACCATTTGCAATGGAAATTAAACTTGAACCGACAGAGTATAGAGACGTATCTAAAGACGGTACAGTTGAAGAACGGACAAAACATTCGATTGAATTGTCCACTTTGCAACGGACCTAATACATTTAGTGTGAGTAAGGATAATGGAACAGTTATTTATTACTGCTTTCGTGCTGCTTGTCATATTGCTGGTCGCATTAGTGGTCCTAGGAATATGGATGATATTAAAGCTATACAGAGTAATACATCTATTGGAAGCCATGGACGACAGCCTGCACAAGATACGCCTGAATGGATAATGCCTTGGTATTTCTCCAGCATTGCTCTAAATGAAAAGGCACATGAATATCTACAAAAGAATAACTGTTTAGAGGCGCACTATGACAGAGCTTGTACTATTATGTTTGATCCTCGCCTTAATCGCGTTGTCTTTACCATCAGACGACGATCCGATGGGCTTTGTGTAGACGGTGCAGGCAGGATTTTAAAGCATGTTCCAGGGCAACCAAAGTGGCTGCGCTATAACTCTAGTGACTACCCTTTTATTGTTGGGAATAATAGCGTCGCTGTTATTGTGGAAGATTGTGCCTCTGCCTGTTCTGTTTACGCTGCCGGATATACCGGCGTATCGTTACTAGGCACAAATTTAAAGAAAGCTTATATCAGCGCGCTTAAGGGATTTGAAGAATGCTTTATCTGTTTGGATAAAGATGCCTCAAAGAAAAGTATTGATATGTACAAGGCTCTATCCCCTCATGTGAATGTTCATATAAGATTTCTGCAAGAAGATTTAAAGTACTGTAACAAAGAACAAATTAAAAATATTATAGGTATATAATGAAAGCAGCGTATCTTAAGTTACTTTTAAATCACGAATACTACCAAGCTATTAAGCATAAGCTTGTGGATGCAATGTTCGATGCAGAAGAAGTATATATTTGGGAAACTATTAAATGGGGTCATACTGAGTTTAAAAGAGACCTCAACGTTAAAGAATTATATGATTTAATCAAGGCTCGAAACCCTACTTTAACGACAGTAGTTAAGACTAATATAGCCTCTATTATTGATGACATAGAGAACGCAGAGGATATTAAAGAGGATAGTGCTAAGTTTGTGCTATCTAAGCTTTGGAAGCATCATACTGCGCTACACATTGCTAACTATGGTATTGAATTATCAGAAGGCAAAAAAGAAGATTTATTCGAGCTAAAGTCTCACTTAGAAAGGATACAAGATGATTGGCTTCCTATTGATTTCACTAAGCCCATTCCTACTGACATTAGTTCTGTAGTACAGGCATTAAAGAACCGTTCTGGGTGGACATTTAATATTCCAGCATTGGGCAATAAAGTAGGTCCAATGTCAGGTGGGGATTTCGTATATTTATTAGCTCGTCCAGAAGTAGGTAAAACAGGTTTCGTAGTTAATATGATTGCCGGTCCTAATGGCTTTGCAGAGCAAGGTGCAAATGTACATGGAATATTTAATGAAGAACCTGCTATTAGAACTATGATGCGTGCTATATCGTCTCAAACTGGAATGCTTAAAGATGAAATTGAGGCGGATATTAATAAAGCATCTGATTTATGGAGTAAGGTAAGTAGTAACATTACCTTTGTGGATGATGTGACTATGACACTAGGCCGCCTGGATGCCTATTGCCGGCGATTTAAGCCTGATGTATTGGTGGTTGACCAATTAGACAGGGTAAGTGCCAGCGGAGAGTTTGCTAGCTCCCACGAGCGACTAGGAGAGATTTACAGCAAGTTCAGAGAAATCTGTAAACTCCATAATACACTTGGTATTGGTGTATCTCAGGCAAGTGCAGAAGCAGAAGGTAAAACAGTAGTTACATATTTCCATTCAGAAGGCTCTAGAACAGCTAAGGGAGCTACTGCGGACTTAGTTATTGGTCTAGGCATGTCTCCTATAACTGATGAAAGTTCCTCTCAGGAGAATTATATTAGATATGTAACTGCATCTAAGAATAAGCTTTCAGGATGGCATGGTACTATAGCTTGTAAAATTGTTCCGCAACTTAGTAGATATGAGGATTAAATGCATAGAGATATTATCTATCTTAACGAAGAAAAGACTGTTATTGATTTCCCTCGCAAAATTGGTACACCTAGAACATTAGATGATCTTGCTTCTAATGGTCGAGGAATTGATTGTGCTGCGCTTGTTTATATTGATAATAATGGAGCTATCAAGTTCCAATGCACACCTTTAATGGATTGGAACAATCTTATGAGAGTTTGCAGTTATATTCAGTACGTTGGAAATGTAATTCAAGATAGGTCACAGACGCCTAAGAATAGGTTGGCGTAATTTAAAAATTCTGTAAAATCCCTTGAAAATTTATTTTAAAACCCAATATAGGCGAATATGCTAAATAAAGACCCGATTTCAAATCTCAAGAATGAGATTGACGGTATCAAGAATAAGATAGAGCTTATTCAAATTGATATTCAAACTAAGCAGCAAGAACTTAAAGGATTTCAGAGAATGCTTGAAGATTATCAAGTTGCTCTAGATGCTCTTAAGATTGCTGGTATTAAACAGGTAGGTCAATATTCTGGCCTGGAGAGATTACAGGCCGATAAGGGCATTAATAAGGATACACTTCCTTTTGATCCTGATGAAAACATTAGAAAGAAAGTTGATGATGCCTAAAGCGGATCAAGTTGATGCTATTATTTCGTACCCATGGGGGCATCATAATATTTATTACACAGTAAATGGTGTTTCACAAGTTAAAACTATATATGGTTCAATGAAAGATTTATGGGAGTTCTTACGATGAAGTATACACTAGATTTATTGAATAAAGAGTTATCGGTTATTGATACTAAGATTTCTGAACTTAATTCAGAGATTAATGATAAGGCTGTACAGGCACAAACTTTAGCAGCCAAGTCTCAGGAGCTTAAGTTAGCCATTAGAGCTATTAAGACTATGCAGTAATGAGCTATCATATCAAATATCCATTTCATATGGATGCTGTATTGTATATTACAAATAGAAACGATAAATTGCTAACTATGTTAGAGATCAATTCGTTTTTTGAAGATCAAACTAATCATTTTAAACAAACTTTAATTGCAAACATACAGGATAGATTAAATGAGAAATAGAATTACTTGGACTGGTTTTAAGCGTTGGCTCAAGGCCCAGAATAATGATCGCAAGATGTTTTGTAATAATGCTGAAAGGTGCGCTGTTGCGGATTATTTACAGAGTACGTTTAATCCTTACAGAGCTACTGTTATGGGCGGTGATGGAATTGGTATTTATAAGACTAAGGAAGATTATTATACTGGTACTAGAACGCGCATTTCTGCTCCAGCAATTTTTTCTTATTTTATTATGAAGTTTGATACTCGTTCGGGGGCTCAGAATGCTAAGTGGGCTAAGGAAGTTGTAAAGATCGTTGAAAAGGAGAGAAAGCTCAATGCGTAACCGTATTACATTAAAGGGTTTTCGTAAGTGGCTTATGAGACAGAAGAATGATACTCGTATGTATTGTGGTAGCCACAATACTTGTCCTGTAGCACAATATATTGGTAAGGTGTTTAATACTTCTGATGTTAGAGTGGGCATACAAACACGTTTGCAAAGAGGTATTCCTGTAGCAACTCCAAAGATTTTTGAGTCATTTATTAGACGCTTTGATGCTCGTAGAAAGAGTACGGCACAGTCCGCTAAGATTGTTCTAAAGCAAATCTTAAAGGAAAATAATATTGTTGATGTGAAGGGAAAGTAATATGAACGTTGATAATACTACTAGATTGGTTGTTGATGCTATGTGGGTTACTTTAAATGAAGGTAAGAAGCTTCATCCAAGAGTTGATAGAGAAAAGATGAAGGAAGAAATTACCTCGTCAGTTAAAGCTGCACTTGGTAAGGAAGTTGA